GCTTCTGCTCTTGATATATTAGCTGATGAGTCCACTCTTAAAAATGCTATGGGTGAAGTTCTTCAGATTAAATCTTCCGATGAAAATCTCCAAAAAATTCTTTATAATTTATTTTATGATGTTTTAAATATAGAATTTAATTTATGGATGTGGATCCGCCAAATGTGTAAACATGGTGATTTTTTCTTAAAACTTGAAATTGCAGAAAATTTTGGCGTATATAATGTAATACCTTATACCGCTTATAACATTATTAGAGAAGAAAAAATTAGTGAAACTAATAACCATAATGTAGAAGTTAAATTTAAATTTGATCCTGATGGGTTAAGTGGAGGAGGTGAATATGGGGGTTACTTTGGGGGAATGTCATCATCATCTTCATCAAGTAAAGGAGGAAGAGCTATATACTTTGATAATTACGAAATTGCCCATTTTCGCCTTTTATCAGATGTAAATTACCTCCCATATGGTAGAAGTTATATAGAGCCTGCCCGTAAATTATTTAAGCAATATACTTTGATGGAAGATGCTATGTTAGTACATAGAATTGTTAGAGCACCTGAAAAAAGAATATTTTATATAGATATAGGAAACATTCCACCTGCTGAAGTTGAAAACTTTATGCAAAAAACTATATCTACAATGAAACGTACCCCTTATGTTGACCAACAGACAGGAGAGTATAACCTAAAGTATAATATGCAAAATCTCTTAGAAGATTTTTATCTTCCTATAAGAGGAGCCACAGGAGAAGCTACAAAAATAGATACTTTACAAGGTTTAACTTATGATGGCATTCAAGATGTTGAATATCTAAGAGATAAGTTATTTGCTGCTTTAAAAATTCCAAAAGCTTTTCTTGGATATGATGAAAATGTAGAAGGTAAAGCTACATTAGCAGCTGAAGATATTAGATTTGCACGTACTATTGAACGCATCCAAAGAATTATACTCTCAGAATTGTATAAAATAGCAGTTGTCCATCTTTATACTAAGGGGTATGATGGTGATGATTTAGTTAATTTTGAACTTAGCTTAACTACCCCTTCAATAATATACGACCAGGAAAGAGTTGCATTAATGAAGGAAAAAATGGATTTGGCTCAACAAATGATGGAAACCAAATTATTCCCCTCAGATTACATATATGATCATTTATTCCATATGAGTGAAGATGAATATAATGAATTTAGAGATTTATCTAGAGAAGATGCTAAACGTGAATTCAGATTAAGCCAAATAGAAGCAGAAGGTAACGATCCTTTAGAAACAGGACAATCATATGGCACCCCACATGATTTAGCTTCACTTTATGGTAAGGGCAGGTATTATGATGATCCTGACAATGTGCCCGCAGGCTATGACGAAAAAGATTTAGGACGTCCTGAAGAAAAAGTTTCTAACATTAACACACAAGATGGTAATTTTGGTAAAGACAGATTAGGTGTTAAGAGAATGAAGGATATTGATAAAAACGATTCTGATTCAATTAAACCTTCATATAAAGGTGGGTCTCCTTTAGCATTAGAAGCTAAGACAACATACCTCCAAAACAAAGAAATGCTTAAAAAAATCCCAGTTAATCGCAAACAATTGGTATTTGAACAAGATGAGTCATTATTAGATGAAGGTAACTTAAAGGAATAAAAATCCTTATATATTTATAAAAAAGCCTATCGATGAAAATCAAACATTCTAAGTATAAAAATACAGGTCTTTTATTTGAATTGCTAGTAAGGCAAATTACGGCTGATACTCTTGGAAATAGTGAATCTCCTTCATTAAATATTTTAAAAAAATCATTTGCTAAAACTGAATTAGGAAAAGAATATAAATTATATGAATCTTTATTTAAAAATAAAAACTTAAGTGAAGGTAGGGCCGATATTACTTTAAATACTATATTAGAAGCATCTCGTAAATTAAATAGAAGTACTTTAAGAAGAGAAAAGTATAACCTAATTAATGAAATACGCAAACATTATAATTTAGAAGAGTTTTTTAAACATCAAGTGCCTAACTATAAGGGGTATGCTGCTTTCTACAAGCTAATAGAAATATACAACTCAGATAAACTTTCAGAAACAGATGAAATTATTTCTAATAAAATAACTATATTAGAACAATTGACAGAAAAACCTATTAGTGAAAAAAAGGTTAAACAAGATTTAGTTGAAGAATTTTCTAAGTATGATAAAGATTTAAGAGTACTTACTTATAAGGTAATGCTTGAAAAATTTAATGGTAAATATGCTAATTTAAATGCTGGACAAAAAGAAGTATTAAAAGAATTTATTAATTCTATTGATAACACTCCACGTTTAAAAGAAATATATAATGCTAAAATTAATGAGCTAAAAATATCTCTTAAAAGTTTTTCTCAAAAGACAAAGGACGAAGTTACTAAAATAAAATTAACAGAAGTCATTAATTTACTCCAAGAAATAGATAAAGGTTCTAAAATTAATAATGATGATTTAATTAATCTTCTTCAATATTATGAATTAACTGAAGAATTATCTAAAATAAATAATGGCTAAAATCATCAAACCTAAAGATCTAAACCCTGCATTCCTTAAAAGAATTGAGGATAGATATGGTCCTGTTAGCAACGATGATTTTTTTTCGGATAATTTAGATACTTATTTTAAGGCTGATAAACCTGAAGAAAGAGGTGAAGGTGGGGGTATAACTAATAAAGTTATTAAGCTTCCTAGTTTTATTGAATTATTTAGTACCTTAGATAATGCTAAAGAAATTGCTAAAGATTTAAGTATTACAAAAGATTTAAAAAGTGATACTGCATACCAATCTCAAGCAAAACAAGTAGCCAAAACCGCTAACGACTTTAGGACATTTTTTAGAAACAATTACCCAGATCAATATTCTATGGTAAGATCCCAAGTTAAAGAAATTAGTACATCTGGGGCAGCAGGTGGTTACTTAACAAAGTATGCATATCGAAAAAAAGGTTCTCCTGCTAATATCTCACAATATACATCAATAGGTTATAAACCTGTTAATCAAAAAGAACTTAGGAAAAAATCTAAGGGATTTGATTATGTAGATTTGTATAAAGACTAATATTTATCAATATGAAGACACTTCAAGAACAATATAATTTAATTAAAGAAGGAAAAGGACACAAAAGTGTTTTTTTAAAAGAAGCAAAACGTTTGTTTCCTAATATTGTCCCTAATGCTGCTACTTATAATCAAACTGCTAAACTATTAAAACAACGCAGTGTAATTAGCGAGAATATTTTCCCTTTAATGCCTTCATCTGGTTTAAATCCTTTTACTACATTTGACAAGTATGTTAATGAAGAAGTAAAAGCAGATGAAAAAAAGACTACTAAAAAAGTAAACCAGGCAGAAACTGCAGGGTATGATTATAAAGATCCTAAAAATTTAAATAATCAAATTTTCGATCAATACCTTAATGGTTTAAGGGTTGAAATGGAAAAAGATCCTAAATTAACTATGGATGAAGCTAAAGAAGTAGTTGCTAAAAACTTAGAAAAAGATCCTATTTTTTACACTAAAAATGCTGCTTTTAAAGTAGATGGATTAGGTTACGAAGAATCAAAACAACAAGGTGAACCCACTGGAAAACACAAATCCTCCGGCTACGGAGACTTAAAAGAAAATAAAATGAGCAAATCAGAAGATTTAAAAGAATTATTAGAAGAGGCTGTAGCTGGAATACCATCTATTGGTAACCCATTTGCAGAACGTAAAACATCAACTTATGAAGATAAATTTGCTGCCTTTTTGAATGAAGAAAAAAAAGATACTAAAGAAGCTGAAGATCCAAAAATGGAAGAAGGTGAAGCTGCTTATGAGTACGAAAAAGGAAAGGATGCAGGTAAAAAAATGAACGAAATGGAACCTAAAATGAAGGAAGAAAAAGATCCTAAAAAAGAAGGTAAAATGAAGTTTGAAGAAGTAGTCAAAAAAGTTGAAAAATTAGGTGAAATGGCTAAAAATAAAGTAGCTATGGAGGTCTATGGTGCAAAGAAAAGAGAATTAGAAGAAACACTTGGGAGAATTAATGAAGATGCTAATTTAGCTGAGTTTATTGATGAAGGTAAAAAGAATGCTGTTGTAAAGGAAATTGCTTTATATGAAAAATATTGTATGAACGCTGAAGCTAATTACAATAATAACAAATAATGCAAACCCTTATAGATACTCAACTTTTTAAGCTTTCCCCACAATCACTTACTGAGGCGGTTGAAACCGAACAAGGTAATTTGATTGTTGAAGGTTTGCTCCAATCGGCTCGAACTGAAAATGGTAATAATAGAACTTATCCTAAAAAAGTTTTAGCTAGAGAAGTTGACAACTATAAAAATGGCCCTATATCAGAAAATAGAGCGTTAGGTGAGCTTGATCATCCCGATTCTTCTATTATTAATCTTAAAAACGTTTCTCACAATATTAAAGATATTTGGTGGGATGGGGATGATGTAATGGGAAAAATTGAAATCCTCCCAACCCCTTCAGGTAACATATTAAAAGAATTATTTAAAAATGGTATTACAATAGGTGTATCTTCTAGAGGTATGGGTAGCTTAAAACCTGGATCTGATGGAGTACAAGAAGTCCAAGATGATTTTGAATTATTATGTTGGGATTTTGTATCAACTCCTTCTACTCCAGGGGCATATGTTGCTCCTATAC